TGGCAAGGTGAAAATCACATCAGGGGCCGCCACAACGTACAGCAACTGCTTCGTCAGGACGACCCTGTTATGAGGTCGTCATTGGTTGCATTGATGCTGCTGCTGGCTGGCTGTTCTCAAGCCTCGTGGCACCCACTGCCTTCGCAACCTAGAGCACTGGTAGCACTTCCAGTTGTCCACCCCCTGTGCGTTGTTTGGTGCCACGTCACGGTGACCCTGTCTGACGCCGAGGGTGCAGATGTGGAAGGTTCCGGGAACTCTGTCACTGAAGGTGCAGTGACCCAGACGATTCAACAAACAGAAAGCGTTTCAGCTGGCGTGAACCGTGGGATTGGCACCGGCGCGGCGGCGGGAGCGGCAGGAGCAATCGTGCAATGAGTTCCTGCGCGGCTGTGCAGGCGTAGACAAAAGCATTGGAGCAAAAGTAGCGATGAGCAATTACGGTGATGTTTCTCCGAACTCGTCTTACCCGGCGCAGATCAACGACACCGCCCCGTTCAACCCTTCGAGGGGGACGGTGTGGTATGCGCCAGCTACCGGCCTGACATCGGTATGGGATGGCACTGCTTGGCAGCCGATGGGCGGTGGCGGTGGCGGTGGCGGTGGCGGTGGCGGTGGTGCTGCTGTGTCCGGTGCTGCAGTTGGCGGTAGTGCCGCCGATGCGGGCAAGGCGCTCTTGCTTGACGCGAACGGCTTACTGCCGATGACTGGTCTGCCGGCTGGACTGGCGACGGGGACGGCGACCGGCGGTAGTGCCGCTGACGCGGGCAAGGCACTCCTGCTCGACGCTACAGGCGTGCTCCCAGTCACGGGATTGCCATCTACTCTCGCCACTGGTACTGCCACTGCAGGCGCAGTCGGAGATGCGGGCAAAGCTCCGCTGCTGGATGCTGCCGGAAAGTTGCCAGCAAGCGCGCTCCCCTCGAGCACCACCGGAGGCGCAGTCGGAGACGCCGGCAAGGTTCTCCTTCTCGATGCAACCGGCGTGCTGCCGAGGACGGGCTTGCCCGCCACGTTGGCCACCGGCACCACGACTGTCGGCGCGGCGGGCGATGCGGGCAAGGCACCACTGCTGGATGCTTCGGGACATATACCTATTGGCGCGCTGCCGACCAGCGTGGTCGGGGCGATGCACTACAAGGGCGCGTTCACGCCGGCTACGTCGCTCGAGTATCCAGCCACTCCGGCGGCTGGCGACACCTATTTGGTCGCAGTCAACTACACGTTCACAGGCGGGTCGTTGACTGGTAAGACAGCAAAGTCCAGTGACCTGATGGTGTATGACGGCACTTCATGGGCACTCGTGGATCAGACTGCGGGCCTGCTCTCCACGATCACCGCCGCTGCGACCTACGTCGCGAAGGCTGGCGACACGCTGACCGGCCAGTTGACGCTGCCCGCGCAGACGGGTGTCGGCATTGTCTCTCCGACCACGCTGCAAGCTGTGAACAAGGGTTACACCGACGCGCAGTACCTACCGTTCACTGGCGGGACGCTGACGGGCCAAGTGACGCTGCCCGCGCAGACGGGTGGAGGTGCTACGGCACCGACCGCGCTGCAGGCCGTGAATAAGGGCTACGCCGACGCGACCTACGTCGCCAAGACTTCGCTGACCAAGACCGGCGGCGCGGTTACCGATGCCGACAAGCTTGTGCAGCTAGATGCGAAGGGTCTTATCCCAACGACCGCGCTGCCTTCGTTCCTCCCGCTCGCAGGCGGGACACTGACGGGTCAGGTAACCTTGCCCGCGCAGACGGGTGGAGGTGCTACGGCACCGACTGCTTTGCAGGCCGTGAACAAAGGCTACGCTGACGCGCAGTACTTGCCGTTTGCAGGCGGGACATTGACCGGCCAGCTGACGCTGCCGGTGCAGACCGGCACAGGCGCTACGGCACCGACTGCTCTGCAGGCGACCACGCAGGGGTATGTAGACGCGACCTATGTTGCCAAGACCTCGCTGACCAAGACGGGCGGTGCAGCCGCTGATGCCAACAAGCTTGTGCAGCTAGATGCAAAGGGCCTTATCCCAACGACCGCGATGTCAGCCCTCCCGCTCACGGGCGGCGATGTCACCGGCCCTGTAACCATCAAAGTTTCGGACCCGGTCAAAGCCGGGTTACAGATTGACCAAGCGGACGCTGGCCCGTCGCTGGTGGTAAACGGCGACAGTGCCGCCTCTATCAACAAGGTTGGGATAAGTGCCACTGGCGGGCTGACTCTCGGTGCCGATGTGCCCCCGGCTGTTTTGTACTACAAGCACAACATCATCGGCACTAGCGTTCTTGACTCAACGGTATCGATGTCCAAATGGGGGAATGATACTGATTGCGCCACGCTCGAACTCGGCAGTTCGCGCGCAACTGTTGTCGGTGACTACACTGCTAGCGTAATTGGTGATCCGGTAGGTACTGTATCGTTTTGGGGCGTGGACAGTACGGCTGCGCAGCATTACGCTGGGGCGGTTCGAGCTTATTGTGTGGCCGCACCGCCCTCTGCCGCAGCCGGTAGCTTTAACGCCGCTTTGAAGCTCGAAGTTGGCAATCACGTACAAGCCGGAAACATTGAGCGACTTGCGCTCTATGGCGACGCCAAAGTAGTAGTTACCGGGCAGACGACCATCATCTCAGATACGTTGGTTCTCCCGGCAACTGATCCTTTGCTGTCGCTTGTTCAACTGAGCACAGAGGCATACCTGACCTGCTCCAGAACTAAAGGTGGGGCGATCACGGCGCGCATTAGCAACACGGGCGAGATCGGCGGCACGGGCGCATTCGTGAACCTCTCGGACGCTCGGACCAAGGAGGACATCACCGATGTGGTGAACGCGCTCGCCACGGTCACCGCGCTGCAGGGACGCCACTTCCGCCGGATTGGCCACGTCGATCACGAGTACGGGTTCATCGCGCAGGAAGTGCAGCAGGTCTTGCCAGAGGCGGTGCGGGTGTTCCAGCCCGCCAACCCGGAATCGGGCGCGGAGGAGTTGCTCGGCGTGCAGAGCGAGCAGATCATTCCGTTCCTAGTAGAGGCGATCAAGACCTTGCAGGCCCGCATCGAAGTATTGGAGGCACGCGCCCATGTTTGACTTGGTGGCGGCGAAGGCGCGTCTGAACATCACCGACAACTTGAAAGATGCGCAGGTGATGGCGATCCTTGGCTCGACTTTGCTCTGGGCCGAGAGCTACTGCCGGCGCAAGTTCACCGTCTCGCAGCAGACCGAGACCTTCAACTACTTTGCCGGCTCGTCGTTCCCGCTACTGCGATACCCGGTGAGGACCGTGGCGTCGGTGCGGGTCAACGGCAACGTGGTGAGCGACTACGCGCTCATCCGCCAAATCGGCCTAGTCGAGATCCAGCCGGGCTTTGGTGCGCGCAAGGTCGAGATCGACTATGTCGGCGGTTACCCCCCGGATGAGTTTCCGGCGGATTTGGAGCTCGCGCTCTGGGCGATCTTCGATTACCTGTGGGCACAGACCCCGGGCGCTGGCATTGCGGCGGGTGGAGGTGGCGGCGGTGTTTCGGCCGGCGGGATGAAGTCTTTCAGCATTCCGGGCGTCATCAGCATTAACTACGATGAAAGCACCAAGGGTAACACCAGTGGAGGTGCCCACATTTCATCTGGGGCAATGATGCCACCTCTGGCAATGACCATCCTCGACCTCTACCGCAGGGAGCTGGCGTGAGCATCACACTTCCCACCGCCGATATAACCGCAGCGTACCGTGACGCTCTAAAGGCGGTCGGCGTGCCAGTGGTGCTGCGTGTGCGCCAGGCTGACGGGTCCATGGTAGACCACAACGCCGTGGCGATGAAAAAGACCTACCGGCCGCAAGACCTCTTGGCTGGCGGGCTGGTGCAGATAGGCGACTTCTCTTTGATCGTGCTGGCCGAGGACGTTCCAGGCATCGTCACTATGGAGCAGCGCGACCGCGTCCTACTCGACGGGCGTGAGTACGGTATCGTCGGGTTCGATCGCATGACGCGTTCGGTGGCTGGCCGCGAGCTCGCCTACGACATCGTGTGCAGAGGCTAGCGATGGCCAAATTCGAGATGCCCACCGAGATGCTACTGAAAGACGCTATCGGCGACGGCGGGCGGCTGCTGATCGATTACCACATTGGCGTGGCCCATGAGGAGTTCCGCGCGGCGGTGGCCGAGGGCGTGTTCACCGACAAGCCGGTGCTGTTCGTGGATGGTCGCCAGAAGAAAGGCATCAGCGGTCTCAAGTTCGGCGGCAAGCTAGAGTTTGTCGACTCCTCTCTTGGCCCCATCAAAGAAGCGGTCGAACTGGCCGTCGAAGAGATCCTCCACCGAGCGGTGGTGAAGACAGGCCGGTACGTCAGGTCTTTCGTCATGGAGATCAACGGCACCAAGCACCCGATGACTCTGCAGCCGGACGTAAAGCCGGGAGATGTAGTCAACATCTACCCCGAGGAGATTCCATACGCGGCCAAGCTGGAACTGGTCAACCTCAAAGAAGACGGCGTCGTCTACGGCGCCTGGAAGCTGGTCTCTCGGAAATACAAGCAAGTCCTCGGTGTTAAGTTCAGCTACCCCGCCGCCTACGCGGCAGACTATACCACCAAGGACGGACAGGCGAGAGCTCGCAACGTTCCGGTGCTGACCATCGGGGCGCGTGAAGATGTATTTACTAGTGCCACGAAGCCTGGTACAGTTACCAAGTATCGTCGCAAAGGCGGTAAGCGTGGACCAAAGCCTAAGAGGCGAGCATGAGCAGCTTCGAACTTAGACAAGCGCTCTTCGACGAAGTCAAAAAGCTGGCGCCTGGCTTGCTTGTCATTGATGCAGATGACGACCCCCGCTTCTCCGACATTCCCCCATTGGATACTCCTTGGCTAGCCGTGGTGCATTCATCCACGAGCGAGGAGTTGGCATCAATCGGGTCGAGAGGATCTGATTGCTGGTCTGAAGTTTCCGTTGTCAGCCTCCACTACTTCTCTCCGGCTGGCACGGACAAAAGCACTTCATTGAAAGCGTTCGATGATCTCCGAAAAGGTCTTCGTGCTGCACGTCTTTCAGACGGAGTGTACGTTCTTGACGCTGCACCTCCCCAGACGGTGGGTGTATCTGGAAAGTGGCTTGAACGTGTTTCATTCGTAGACGTTGAACGTCGTAACTTTGGCTGATAGGAGGCCTTCACATGTCTAGTTCCAATCTCGTGCAGGTCGCCTACGTCGCTGAGACGACCTACGGCACCGCTCCCACTCCCGCAGGTACCGTGAAACTTCAAACGGCTCGCTTCACCAGCGAGTCGCTTTCCGGCACGCCGTCCACCACGCAGTCCGCCGAGATGCGCACCGACCGCCTGTCGAGCGGGCAGGTGGTTACCGGGCTTGATGTCGGCGGCGACATCTCGTTTGAACTGCACGCGGACACGTTCATTGATGATTTCCTGCGCGGTGCTATGATGCGCAACGCATGGACGGCGGCATCATCGGACGTCTCTGCGGTTGCCTTCACACCTGACGGCACTGATCCCCAGAAAGGCACCTTGGCCGCTGCCGGGATTGGCACTGGGGTCGTGGCCGGCGATATTGTCGTAGTGAAGGTGACCGGGAAGCCGGATGCGGTGTTCATGGTAATCGCGGCTACCGCCGCCTCATTGACGGTAGCATCCAAGCGCGGACTAGCGGCGTTCACTGGCGGCACCTCGCATCGCGCTTCGTACTTGGACATCGGCAAAGACACCCCGTCATTCACTTTGGCGAAGGCGTACCTCGACGTTCCTCACCTCGCGACCAACGACGTGCATTCGCAACGGTACACGGGTTCGCTGGTGTCGGGTTTCAATCTGAATGTCGCCACCGGGCAGATCGTTACAGGATCGTTCTCGACGGTCGGCAACGGCTACCTTCAAGAGGAACCCAGCTACGTGCAGCAAGTGATCGCCGCCGGGGGAACTCTAGGGGCGGCGGGAACCTCGCAACCGCTGAACGCTTCTATCGACGTGCCTGTTGTAGCGGTAGACGGTGCATCTACAACGTTCTGCATCGAGAACTTCACGATCTCGCTGGACAACGGTCTCACCCCTCAGAACTGCATCGGCTACACCGCACCCCGCCGCTACGAGCTCGGCACGGCATCCGTGTCGGTCAGTGCCAACATCTACTTGGGCGACCAGAGCTATGACGCCTTCATGCCCGCCAAGCTCTCGCAGGCTCCGGTATCAATGGCCTTCACCATGTCCAACGCGGACGGCGGTTACGCCTTCGTCCTCCCGGCCGTGCAGCTCTCCTTCCCCGATCCCTCGGCGGGCGGTGCAAACCAGCCCGTGATGATCGCGGCATCGGGTGTGGCCAAGGTCGGGCCGAACGGCGCATCCAGCCTCCGCATCTACAAGCTCTGAGGAACAGCCTATGTCGCTTGACGCCTACGCACTGCCGCCAGCCTTCACTGAGGGAGAGTGGATTGCCGCCGACCGCGCACCGGAGATCGAGTTCCGGTGCCTGATCCCCTCCTCACTGAACGGCGCGTGGACGCGAGCGATGGGGGCGGCCGCCTACAAGAAAGGCAACGCGGCCGACATGGATGCCGATGACATGTACACCATGCTGGCCTCGGTGTTCTGGTCGAAGTTCGTGCGGGAGTGCCGGGGAACCACGATGGCCATCTCGCTATCGACGGTGCCGAGCGTGTTCCCAGATCTGGCGTTCGAGATATTCGAGAAGGCCCGGGCGCTGGCAGACGCCATGGAGAAAGAAGCGGAGGAGGTCGAAAAAAAGTGACAGCGTACCTCACGCATTCCGGCAAGTGGTCCGGGGTGTCCTCAGAGTTCATCGCGCACCTGCGCGAGACAGGGCGTCTGCGCCCAGAGGATGAGCCGCCCGACGTGGGGCCGTGGGCGTGGGTGGTGGGTGCGTTCTTCGACCTGTGCACTCAGAGGGCGGTGGGGATGTCGCTTGGCCCCCTCCCCGTACTAGACATTGCAGCATACGGCAACTGGCAGCGGATCGAAGAGCCGTGGTTCGTGAGAGTGATTGGCGCGATGGATATCGTTTACTTGTCGCAGCAGCAGCGGAGCAAGGGTAATGGCTGACAAGACTCGCGTCATCCGCCTAGTCGCTGATGCATCGCAGTTCAAGAAAGAGCTGGGCGAGCTGGTCACTGCGACCAAGAAAGTGGCCGAGGCGTCTGAGAAAACAGCTAAGTCGATGGGCAAGATCGAGGGGCTCGGTAAAAACATCGGGACCGCGATCAAAGCAATGGCCTCTGCTGCTGCTGCACTTGGTGCACTAAAGGCGATTGGTCAAGCCGCTGAGGATATGGACAGTCTGTACAAGGCGTCCCAGCGGGCGGGCATAGGCATAGAGGGACTTACCTCCCTAGGGTACGCGGCCGAGATGGCCGGTTCCAGCATTGCCGGATTAGAACTCGGGATGAAGCATCTCAACCGAAGTCTAGTCGACGTCGATACCGCCACCTCCAAGTCTGCCAAGGCGCTTCGTGCACTAGGCGTCACGGGTGCGGACAGCGCGGAAGAGGCATTCAAGAAGATCGCTGACCAGTTCGCCCGTATGCCAGACGGTGCAAACAAATCTGCGCTGGCCATGGCCGCCCTTGGCAAGAGTGGCACTGAGCTCATCCCTACCTTGAATGGAGGGAGCGAAGGCCTGAAGGATATGGCCGATCAGGCCGAGCGTCTTGGACTGATCATCGACGAGAACACTGCGCGCCGCGCGGAAGACTTCAACGACGATATCGCGACGCTCAAAGATGCAATGGTCGGGGCTACTCGCCAGATCACCAAGGGCATGCTTCCAGCGCTCGGAACGATGGCCGAAAAGATGGCCGACGCCGCGCACGTAGGCGAGGAGTTCGCAAAGACCGGCGCCTACATCGGCGACGTGATGATAGAGCTCGCGGCTACCGCACTCCATACGTCGCGCGCTATCTCGACTTTCGCCAAAGGGATGGGTGCCCTCGCCGCCATCGCTACGCCGCTGTATCTCGGTAAGCTGGATGAAGTCCGCGCCATCTGGTCTGAGTTCTCGCAAGACGCCGTTGCCGATGCAATAGCGATGGAGAACCGGATCAAAGATCTCCGCGCCACATACGAGCGTAACAAGGTGGACCGCCCTCAAGGTTCCCCCGGCGGTGGCGGCACGGACGATATAGGCACCGACTGGGCAGAGACAGGCGGCTCGGGCAGTACCACCAAACGATCACTCCCCAAGTATTGGCAAGACGCCTTAGCTGAAGCCGAGAAGTATTTCGATGCCCTGATCAAAATTCGGGATGAGATGGGCGCCGCAGCCTCCGAGGTCGCCGATCTTGAGCAGATCGCTGAGGCGTGGAAGAAAGGTGAGCGGGCAGGCAAGGCGATGGAGGAATCTCTCGCCCGCCAGAACGAGCTGATCCAGTGGAAGAAAGACAACCCCGAGGTCACCGACGCAGACGTGGCCAAGATGCACGAGCTGCTTGTGGCGCGTGATGAGCTGAACGCCAAGATCGGCGAGACGCAGGAAAAGATTCAGCAGGACATGGCCAACGCCAAGCAGGCGGCCGATGCCGTCTCGGGCGTGTTCGTGGATTGGGCCACTGGCATCATCGACGCAGAGGGCGCGCTGAAGGGCTTCGTGGCGATCCTGCTCGACTTCCTCGCGAAGAAGTACGTCTTGGACTTCCTGATGAACTCCTTCGGCGGCGGCAAGACCAACGCCAAAGGCGCGGCGTGGGCCGGTGGCGTCACACTGATGGCAAAGGGCGGTGTGCTGAACTCCGCCACCGCCATGGGCGTTGCTGGCGGCAAGATGCAGATCGCTGGCGAGGCAGGCCCCGAGGGTGTACTCCCACTGCGCCGGGACCGCAGCGGTAATCTGGGCGTGATCGCATCCGGTCGGCCGCAGCTCTCAGTGGTGGTGAACAACAACGCGAACGTAGATGTCTCGACCAGCATCAGCCCGGACGGCGGGCTCACGCTCGACATCGTGCGCAAAGCTATCTCGAGCGACATCGCGCGCGGCGGTTCATCCGTTGCTCGCAGTCTTGAGCGCACCTACGGCATGGGGCGTGGCCGATGACACTTACGCCTGAGATGATGCGTGTCTATGCGAGCGCACCTACGGATGTGCAGGTGTACTTCACAGTCGAGTTCGCGCACCCGCGCTTCAGCGCGCCTGCCCGGCTGGTTCACGGGCGATACGAGCCGCTGCTCGTGCAGCTGGAGGACGGGAGCTCCGCCACGTTCCTGCCGGTGCCTTTCGAGATCTCGCTGCCAGGAGCGAGCGCCGAAGGGCACCAAGACTTGCAAATCAGCATCTGCAACGTGGGCTATGAGTTGATCCGCGAATTGGACGCGGCCATAGAAGATCCATGGACACCCGTCGCGGTGTTCTTCCGCATCTACCTGTCCACATCCACCACGCCGCACCAAGTGCTGGAGTTGAAACTGCTTGATGTGAGCGCGACCACAGAAACCGTCACCGGGGTCGCATCGAGATACGATATTGTGAATCGCTCGTTTCCTACCCGGAAGTTCCGCGCAGCGGACTGGCCGGGGCTTGTGCGTTAACCTTGTAGGAGTACCTGAGATGAAGTATGCAATTGCAACCTTGGCCCTCGCCGTATCGGCCGCTGTCAGCGCGGCACCCGGCGGCCAGGCATTGAACAACAACCCGAACCTTCAGACCTTGGCCGATCAGATCGAGGAAGCGAAGATCACTGGCTCGTGCGGTGATGGCTCGTATGTCGTCGCGATCGACGAGGAAGGCGTGCTGGTCTGCGAGACTGCGACGGGCGGCAACATATCCGGCATCCTGACTGCGATCAGTGCCAACGTGCTTGTCACCCCCGGCTCGGCTCGCCCACTCCAGATCAACTGCCCTGCAGGAAGCAAGGCAACTGGCGGTGGCGGTTCATTCGGCAACTACGGTGTTGCGCACAGCTATCCGCTGAGCGACCTGACGGGCTGGATGCTGAAGTCGGACAAGATCCCCGGAGACGGTACGGCGGCCACGCTGACCGGCTACGTGATCTGTCTGCAGTGATAGACGATTCTGAAAAGATATACCTCGCTCGCGTGGAGCCTCTCCGCGCGGGCGAGATGATCATCGTGTTTCCAGACAAAGCGATCCGCGTAATGTCCGCTTTGTTGGGCGCACTTGTGCGAACGGGAGATGTTGAAGTTCTGGCAGATGGTCGCGCGTACTTCACCGTGCGCGGTGCCGTGAACGTCCGAAAGATCGGCGAGACCTACGAGGGGCCGATAGTATGGGAGTACCCAGCCGAATGAAGGCGCTGCACGACATCGCTAATGGCATCGTCGGCACCCGTTACCAAGTCGGTGGTGCCACGCTCGAGGGCGCGGATTGCTGGGGCGTGGTGATGATGGCCCTCGGGCAGGCTGGGCTGGACCTTCCCGCATGGAACACAGGCACCGAGGATCTCGGACCTCGTGCCTCGGTGACCATCTCACGCCATGCCAAGCGCGCGTTGATCGACGGCACCGTAGCACCTATCGAGCGCCCCGAACCCGGGGCCATCGTGGTCTGCCGGGACGCCAGCGACAACAGCCCGCACGTGGCCGTGCTGGTCGATTCGGAGTGGGTGCTGCATGGTACGGCACCCTCGGCGCGCTGCGAGCGCCTGAGCGCGTTCCAAGAGCGTTACCGCGACCTGTCTTTTGTTCGATGGATGGGTCGCCGCTATGGGTAAACCGACCATCGTTTTTATCCCCGACGTTTTCAGATCAAACGACGAAATGCAGGTTGAGGATGTCGAGGTCGGGAGCTCGCCCTACGACTGGTTGAAGAAGACCGCGCCGGATGGGTTCGGCATGGCGGTGGAGATCTTCTTGAACGGCGAGCCGCTGCCTCTCGCCCAAGCCGACACGCGGTTGATTGAAGACGACATGGTGTTGGTGGTGCTGCGCCCCGGCGGGGAAGCTTTCATGGTGTACTTCTGGCAGGCCGTGATTGCCATCGCGGTCGGCTTGATAATGCAGTTGCTGTTTCCGCCACCCAAGGCCAAGTCGAGAGAAGGCGCAACGCAGCAATACTCCCTCTCCCCGGGCAACGAGATGCCGCAGCTGGGTGCTCCGGTCCCAGTCGCGTATGGCACTTCGCTCGCGGTCCCGTACTACGGATCGCAGCCGTGGGTTCAGTATCCGGTGATCGAGTACGCGGGTGCCGCGATCCTCCAGACGCAGGGCAGCAGCGACTGGAAGACAAACACCATGTACCTCGGCGCGCTCTTGGTCGCGACTGCTGGCGAGGGAAGCATCGTTGACCTGTTCATCTCGGACTCGGTAGTCCCGCCCGCCAGCCAGTCCCCCTCGTGGAATCCGGGGGCCGGGCTGGGTAGCTGGGACTGGGGGAATATCAACTGGCCCGGAATACCGGACGCGCCCGACAGCGATACTAACCACCATGATTCCAACTCTGGTGATGCGCGTTACGTGAAATGGCGACGGTTCCTGCCGAGCGAGCACGGCGAGGTCGAGGGCACCATCGAAACCGAGATGCAGAAGACGTGGGGCGTATGGCACGAGAACGTGTCCACCTCTGCCGAGGTTTCAGATCAGTTGTTGTCGAACACCACGCCCATCGGCGCGTTTGCTGTGTGCCTGCCCGGACAGCAAGCCCGCGAGATCCACCTCGATGTGATGTTCCCTAATGGGCTGGGCAGTATCTCCAAAACGACGGGGGACGATAATCCCGAGCGGCAAGGGATCAGCTGGACGATCGAACAGATCGGCGACGACGGGTATCCGGTAGTCCCAGCGGTAACGCTGACAGGCAAGGTCGAGTGGAACATCGACACCCCGAACACCGTCCGCCGCACTATCCGCATCCCTGTGGCTGCAGGCCGCTACCGTATCTCCTGCAGCTCGACCAACGCCACCCATGAGGAAACCTCCCGGGTGCGCCGTGAGATCCGCTGGGCAGGGCTCAAGGCCGTGCTGGTTCCAACGACGCGGAAGGTGTACGGGGCGACCACGTTGATCGCGATCCGCATCCAAGCAAGTGAGGGCATCTCGGCAGGCGCAGCTGGTCGCGTAAAGCTTCGATTTACCCGGCACATCTCTTCAGTAGTCGCCCCCGGTAATACGGCCTCTGGCAACCCGGCGGATGTGGCGCTCGACATCCTGATGAACACTGACTACGGTGCCGGTCGCCCGACTCGAGAGGTCCACATGGACTCGTGGACGGCGATGCACTCCAAGTGGGAGAGCTTGCCGGGTTTCAATTTCGTGTTCACGGCACCGCTGACCGTGCTCGAGGCGATGCAGCAGGCTGTGCAGGTAGAGCAGGCGCGCATCGTGCCGCGCGGCCCTGAGGTGGCAGTTATCGATGCGTCGGTGCAGCCGGTGCGGACGCAGATGTACTCCTCGCACAACATCGTGCGGGGGTCACTGACCGCCACTTGGGCGTGGCACAGCATTGACGACCCCGAGGGCGTGCAGGTCGAGTACCTCGATGCAGTCAACGGCACCCCGATGTCTGTGATCTGTCCGCTCGGGACCGAGGACGCGCTTACAACAACGTACCGACTACCCGGCTGCACTAACAGGGCGCAGGCGTATCGCTACGCACTTCACTCGTGGCGGCAGTCCAAGTACATCCGCCAGAACGTCACGTTCTCGACTGAGATGGAAGGCCTCATCCCGGCAGTCGGTGAGCGCATTGCGATCTCGACCAAGATGATCACCAAGGCGCAGGACGTTCAGGTCTACAGTCTGAACCCCGGCACCAGCACCATCGTGCTGACGGCACCTTTCGACCCGGCCAATGCTAGCGCCATGGTCATCCGCGACAAGACCGGCTTGGCACTCGGCCCATTCGCGATCACCCCGGTGGACGCGACCTCGTTCACCGTGACGGGGTTGGACTTCACCCAGCTGGGCAACCCCGAGATGGAAGAGCCGCCCACGGTGGCACTCGGCCTTGCTACCGCGATGGTGAAAGACTACGTGGTAACGTCCACCGTGCCGCAAGGGATGTATTCTGTGCAGGTGAATGCGGTGAACTACGATGAGCGCGCCTACTCATCGACGGGCGACTGGATCATCGCCGCAGCAGCCCTGACAGACTGGGTGATAGCAAATAACGGGGCGGCACTGTCGCTCGATACCGTCATTCCTTGGGAGCCGTGAAATGGCAGACATTCATGCACGTATGCGTCAACTGATCCTGTCTGCTGCCGACTGGACAGCAACGGACCCGGTGCTCGGCCTTGGCGAGATAGGACTCGAGGCCGCGGCTGGTGCCGTCACGAAGGCCAAGGTGGGGGATGGCGTGAAGAAGTGGAGCGCGCTGCCTACATGGAGCACGGGCGGCGGAGGTGGCGGCACCCCAGTTACTCCCGGCGTTGTGAAAGCGTACAAAATCGCGCTGAACGGCACGGTGTCGGCCGGGATTGGCGTCACCTGCGCGAAGCCGCAAGTCGGCACGTACAACCTGACGCTCGCGACGCCGCTTGCCAGTGTCGCTAAGACGGTGGTCACGGCGACTCCCTTGACTGTGACCATGCCGCCGCACGCCTGCACGTACAAGATCAACTCCACTACTTCGATCACAATCACCACATGGGCCATCGGTAACAACGCCCACACCGATGACTCTGAGTTCAGCCTGATGATTGTCGAGGTCGCGTGATGAAGCGGATTAGCGCCTACGGCAACCCGGACTGGGGGATGACTTCAAACATCGACCCCGTGCTGATCCGCACCCCGTTCAACGCGGGCGTCTTCCGGCAGGCGCGGGAGACGCATCCACTGGGCGCAACCTCGACTGTCACTTGGGGACTGGTCGAGGCCACCTACTTGAACGCGCTCTACAAGGAGCTCGACGAGGCGGTGCTTAAGTGGACTGAGTTCCCGATGGAGACGCACCTGTCGGGTACTGTGATGTGGCACCAAGTGCGGATCATCTCCGGCATCTCCGCCGTCAATATCGGCGGGGGGTTCTACAGCGTCTCCTGTGAGGTGGAGCATCGCCCCGGTGCTCCGCTGGCAGCGGTGGTCTGATGGCTAAGTCGGCCTTCCCACGCATCTCCAAGATCTTCGGCCCGCCGAGCACGGGTGTACGGATCGCCTCCGATACGGGCATCGTCCGCACGAGCTGGATGGCTGGCACCGCGCGGCAGCGACGTGACTTCGTTCATCTGCCCATGACGGCATCGCTCACGTGGCAACTGACGGCGGCGGAGCTAAAGCCGTTTGTCGAGTGGATGGACACCTACGGCTGGTCGATGTTTGAAGTCGAGATGGAGTCAAATCTCATCGACCCTGCGGGGCATCCGGGTCCACATCAGCTGTCATGGCATCGCGTGCGCTGTATCGGACCTCTGAACATTAACAGCGTCGGCCCGTATGTCTACACGGTCGAGATGACCGTAGAGATGGCAGCGGGCGTGGCGGCGTACTTTG